CATCATCTCAAAGAACTACCGGAGTCTGTCAAAACCAAACACCCCCGAAAATAAAAAGTTGCGAAGATTATATATCAACGCAACCTCTTTGTTTCGCTTATATTGAATGATTTAGTAACTAATTCACTGGCTTATAAAGCATAGGAGCTTGTCCATAAACTGGTAGTTTACCGTCCCACTTATTGATCCATTCAAGTTGTAGCAGTAATGGAGTTAATGTTTGTTGTTTAAGTCTATTAGCTTCAGCTTCTGCCTTTGCTGATGTTAGCATAGCTTGTGCATTACCCTCTGCAGTTGCAACCTTAATCTTAGCTTGTGCTTCTGCTGTTTTAACCTCGTTCTCCGCTCTTAAAGCTGCTTGAACTGCATTGTTTTTAGCTTCAATTGATTTCTTAAATGTTTCGGGATAAATCAAATTAGATGTAAATTGATTAATTACAAATCCTTCCTTCAATAATTGTCCGTCTAATAATCTGCGAACCTCTACTTCAAATACTGCTCTATTACTAATCAATTCATCCGCTGTATATTTGTTAGTTGCTAATCTGAATGCATCATACACTGCGGTCTTTAAGAACCCCTCCTCAATATCTTCTAAAGGTCTACGATACTTACTAAAAATTGCAGGAACCTTCTCTCTTTGTACCGAATAGTTCATAATAGGAGATACACTGAATTCCGAACCATCCTTTGAGTTTACAATGAATGAGTTCTGATCTTTATATTCCTTGTGCTGAATGAATGTAGGGAATTCATACACCTTTGTAGTTAATGGATTATAGAATACCATACCAGTAACTGCTACTACATCATCCACCCCTTTGTTATCGCCATACTGATTCACTTTAACACCCACATGTCCTGCATCAATTCTTTCGCAAGACATAAATAAAAAAATCAGCAGAAAAAATCCTGCTACAGCAACACCGATTGTTTTAATCATTTTTTTTAGTTTTAATTGTGATTCTAATTGTTCTTGTTTTGCTTGTTCTTCACGCTCTTTCCTTTGACGAGCATACCTTTCTTCAAACGACTCCATATTATTTTGTTTTTTTGACTGTCTGTTTTTTAATCACTACCTTTTTTCTTTTTGTTTCCTTTAAAGGAACATAATCCAATTCGGTTTCCCCTGATTCTATCTCATCTGGATTTTTTTTATCGAGAACCTTAATTCTTAAATAATAATAAAGAAATATCAATATACCAAGAGCCAATCCTCCGGATAACAAATTGATGATTGTATTTGCCGTTGTTAATCCTGGATAAACAACATATTCTAATAATAGAATGATGAAAATCCCTACCAGAAATGGTTCTAGAGATCTAATTGAGAATGATTTTTTGAGTACTTCTTTCATAATTTTTTATTATTATTCTTTGATTGTCTGCTGAACTCGTCGTCTATATCTTCGTTGTCCCAATTTAGAAAATCTTCACCCGTATAATCCGGATGATTTTTTTTCATGTAATCAATTCCCCTGACCCAGAACCAAGATATGATTCCACACACTAAAAATATTATTCCAAAAACAATTACGTATTCCATATAGATTATATTAAAAATTGTAAAATTTTTTCTTTAATTCCTGATTGTTTAATTCCTTCAGTCATTTGCGGGGTCCAAACAAAATTTGTCAAACCCCATTCTCTATCAAAATCTCCATAATGATGGGTTTTAACTGGTATGCCCATATTCAAATCATCAATCGCTACCCAATGAGTTACTTCTGGGTGATTTTTTAGCCAATCTAGAATTTCAAAATGTCTTTCCTGCTCTAGTTCACTGTATCTCTCCCATGCAAAATCATCAAATCCTGGGATTTTACCAGCAGCCTGTAGATCCTTAAAAAATGCTGTCGAGTCTATCGGTCGTTTTATGATTCCTTGGGATTCGTAATATTCACCAAGTTCTTCAACTGTCGCCCAACGTTTCCAATCCGAGCTAACCACTATTTCTGCTCCTGTTTCTTCTAAGATAGAATTCAGAATATCAATTGACTTCCTGTCGAAGTTATCAAATCTGACTTCAACTGGGAGTTCTTTGATTTCTTGACTCATCTTACGACCATATTCCTTTTGCTTCTTGTGCCTACCTCCCCAATTATTCGAAAGACAAATTACCCCGTCATGATCTAAAAATATTATCTTCATCTATTTCTGTATATTTTTTCTACCACGTGTCATAATCAGTTAAATCTAATTCTTCTCCGTCTGCTGCTTTCGCTGTTACAATCTCACCTATTCCGGTCGGAGTAAAACAAAATGTATAAGCACCACCGATAGCACCAACATAAAGTTCGCCCTCTTTCTTTTTCTTAGCGTTTCTCCATCGTTTGTATTTTTTATACTGCTTCTCTGTTATTTCAAAGGTTAATACCACCTTATCTTTCTCCGGTGGTGTATATGTCCCATCGATTATTTTTTTAGCTCTCTCTTTGGTTTTTTTCGATATCATATCTCTAGAACAAATGGCATTATATCGGATTCTTCGTTGTATTCAATATAATCAGTTATCCATATTTTATATCCTCTTTTGTTTTCTTTTTCTACTAATCTATCCTGTGGGGTATGTCCTACTATTTGATTTAGATCTACACCATATTCTTCCAGTTGTTTTGGTCTAGTCCAAAGCGGACCACCATACATGCTCCATCCCCCGCTTGCTCCGTCAACCTGAAATATCTGTGGGAGCTCCATTTTAAATGCTTCATTCAGAATGTCCCCTTCCTTTTCAAGTTCTTTTAATTCAGGGTGGTGTTTAAGAATATCATTTAGAACAGGTTTTAATAAACCAGCATGGGTCCATAAATAATCCCCCTTATGGTATGCCATTTGGAAAAGGTTCATATTGTGTTCAAAGAGAATTTGCAAATCCCATCTTGCCTCCGGTCTATATCCACTACAAATTTGATTGGGTATAAAATACTGAACATCATGATTTCCCCAAAGCAAAACCACTTTATTCGGTAACGCTTTTTTGAAAAAGATGATATCCTCGAGATTTTTCTTGATCTCAACATTACCAATGGTAAAGCTATCCACATAATCCCCGATAAAAACAATCTTATCTACACCAAAGTATGGGTAATCCTCCTTAAATAACTCATCATTAGGATCAGCACCATTGGTAATCATAATCGCCCATTGCTCAAATTCATAGCTACTTCCATGGGTCAAAAATTTCCATGTATCTCTGCCATGCACATCTCCTATAGTCATTATCTTTTTTCCCATGATGTAAATGTAAATTGAAACTTCGGTAATCTAAAATGTAATAGGTAAATCCCCCTAATTAGTTTCGAAAAACTGAAATCTTTCATAATAAATCAATAAGATATTGGGATGGTTTTAAATTCTGACTATATTAAAAATAATTTAACCAATGACGGGGAAGTTCCAGTACCCTTCAGATGGTCACACGGAGCTACTGATTTAGATCTGGGTGATGGCATGATAGTTTATGCCTTAGTCCAATTCATGAGGGCTAAGAATTGTGTTTGTATAGGAAGTGGAGGAGGATTTATCCCAAGGATTATGACCCAGGCCAGAATAGACCTCCACAAGAATGGAATTTTTGAGGGAAATGCTGATTATAATTGGGGGGACATTGGTGCAACCTACGTAGTAGATCCGTGCAACGGAATAGGTGGACAGTCTAACATAGACTCAGAGGACGGATTTTTTAGATCCCATTTCTACCCAAGATTTGTTAAAGAAACCTCAGAAAGGGCATATTACGACTTTTTTGTGACACAGGATATTAAGATAGATGTTCTATTTATAGACGGGGATCATTCATATGAAGGGGTTTCCCTAGACTTTGAACTATATAAGAATATCATGTCAGAGCATGGATTAATTATGATCCATGATACCGATTCTAAATATTCTCAGAATTTTATTATAACTGAAGATCAGAAAAAGGATTTTCACGATTTTTCTGGACCCGCTTTATTCGTGAATGATTTCATTGACGATGATTGGGAAAGTTTCAATCTTTTTAACTATGGAATTCTAAAATCTAAACCTTCCTCATCAGGTATAACCCTATTTAAAAGAAAGAAAAAATGATAAGGCTCATATCTGTCATAGGACACGGGATTGAATTAGTCCCTCATTTTATCGAGCATTATTCTGGGATGGTCGATAGAATAGAACTTGTGGTATATGAATCAGATCTCCACCCAGATTTAACCAAAAGGATCAAGAAAGAAATAGCTAAGCATAATAAGGTAAAGATAGTTGAATCAGTCTATGATAGGATATTTGATTGGAACAGGGTTACTGAGCTTTATAATAAACACACGTCGAAAAAACCAAATGACTGGTGGGTAATCGCAGACGTTGATGAGTTTCATTTATATTCAGAATCATTACGAGATATCAAATATGATTGTGAGGAAAACGGATGGGAGATAGTTAGAGGGGGATTTATTGATAGAATAGGAATGAATGGGGATTTCCCAGTTTTAAAACGAGACATTCCTATCTTTGATCAATTCCCTATGGCAGGATTTTTTAGATATCCTATGAGTGGTGCTTGCCCCAATAAGATCTGCTTCATTAAAGGTAGTGTTGAAATTACACCAGGTCAGCATTATGCAAAAATATTAGGACAAACCACATGGAGATGGCAAGGATGGAATCATCCATTGATTGCACCCCCTGAAAAATATTCAGTGCAGGTCCACCATTTTAAATGGGATTCAAGTTGTCTAGAAAGAATAAAAGCGGTTGCTGAAGTTGGGAAAGATTATTCATTTTCCGATGAATATAAACTGATGTACGATACTATAATAAAGAATAGATCCAAAATAGACATCGAAAATGATGAATTTATGTTTGAGTATGATGTCTCTTATTATGGAGACTATAAAAATTGGAATAAATTATTAAGAAAAATAATATCAATCTAAACAAAATGGCAACATCAAAAAAACCTGCAGGCGAACCATCTCACGATCTAATAGCTTTAGAGACAAGAAAAGTAAGAGCTTTAGAAAAAATTGCTACTTCTCTGGAGGATCTTTCTATGTGGATTGTAGATGTAGATAAGGATGAGTGGAGTGACAGAATCCAGCACTATCTTTATGAATTTTTAAAGCAAACAAAAAATAGTAATCTCAACGTAGATGCAGAAGTTAGGGGTAATAGTTCCTTACCGGAATAGGTACGAGCAGCTTCAAATATTCAAAGCAAGAATCTCTGAATATTTGGAAAAGAAAGGTATACCCTTTGAGTTGATAATAGTGGAGCAAGATGATGCTAAGCTCTTTAATCGGGGGATGCTTTTAAATATAGGCTTCAAGTACGCTAAAAAAATGGGATGCAGATATGTAGTATTTCATGATGTGGATCTAATTCCTTATGATGTAGATTACAGTTATTCAGAGTATCCTATTCATCTAGCTAAAAATGTTTTTGAATCAGAAACAGGCAAAAAGAAAGAATCTTTCGACCAATATTTTGGTGGTGTGACAATTTTTCCGGAAAGAGAATTTCGTAGAATCAATGGATATTCAAATAAGTATTGGGGATGGGGATTTGAAGATGATGATCTTTTTTTAAGATGTGAGATCAATGGATGTGAATTAGATACTTCATATCTGGAGAATTCTAAAACCGATTATAAGGCTCTAACTTTTAATGGATTAGATTCTTATGTGGCGGGTAAAAATAATTTTGATCTTAAATCAGGAGCAACAATTTTCATTTCATTTAGACCAGGAGATCTTTCTTACGATTTTGAAAAAGAGTCAGATTTCTTTACTGCATTTTGCTTGCCTGGATTTGGTACAGACACGTTGATAGCATATAATTCTTTCAAAAGATACCATTTCTCAACATACGATTCTGAAAAAAGACCTTTATATCTAAACTCTGAAATAATAGAGCCATATCAAACAAACATATGTGCAGTTTTCGACCCAGTTAAGAAAAAGGTTTTCATTTATCAAGATGGTGTTTTATTGGGAGAAACTGATCAATATGAAGAATTATTTCCCTACGAGAATCAGAAATCTTTCTATCTAGGGGCATCAAATCCTAAAAGAGCATGGAGCCAGAATTTTTTTAAAGGAACTATAGACACCTTTGCTGTTATACAAAAACCGATGGAAGCTAAAGAGGTTTCAGACCTATGTACTGGATTGAAATTCTCCGATTATAAAAAGAATAATTTACTCAAGGTTTTGTATACTGCTAATTATATAGAAGAATATAAGATGATTGATCTCTCAGGTAACGGCAACGACGGAAAGATATTTAATTGCGAAATTAAAGATATTAAGTTACCAAAATATACCCAGGTGAAAATACCTCACAGAAGAAATTCCACTTTCCATTCCCTTAAACACGAAGAGAACGGATTCTTCAATAACAAATGGAAAGATCAATCAACAAGATGGAATCAATTAAGATATCACAATGAGATTTTAAAAAATAAATCCAATGTTTCCGAAGATGGCCTTTCAGATTTACAATTTGTAGAACATGGAAGATCTAGGGAGAATAATATAACGCATGTTAAAATAGGAATATGAAACACAAACTTGGAATATGCATCCCATACAGAAATAGATTTGAGCACTTACAGCAACTCACGTCAAAGCTTGGAGAGTTTCTAGATAAAAAAGGAATTGATCACAAATTTTACGTTGCTCATCAGGTGGATGATAAATTATTCAATAGGGGATTAATGAAAAACATTGCAGCTAAATATGCATTTGATGACGGATGCGATTACATAGCATGGCATGACGTTGATATGGTTCCCTTAGATGATGAGTGTGATTATTCCTACCCGGAAGATTCACCAGTTCACATAGCAACTAAACTTTCAAAATACGATTTTAAATTAAACTATGAGCAATATTTTGGAGGTGTAGTTCTATTTACAAAGGAACATGTGTTAAAAACAAATGGATATTCTAATGACTATTGGGATTGGGGAATGGAGGACGACGATCTTTTTTATCGATGTCATTTTGAAGGATATACCAATTGTCGTGTTTATAAAAAATATAGAAAAAGAAAATTTGCAAGATTCAATGGAGATGATGCTTATGTTGAAATCCCTTGGATAAAATCTATAAATAAACTTCTAGGATCGGATCATACTGTATGTGTATTATTTAATCCGGAGCAACAACCCGAAAAATACAAAGATTGGTTAATAGGAACAGAAGATAAAAAATTTATAGAATTTCCTGTTTTTAGAAAGCAATCATATAGCCCATATTGTATATCATTCAATAACTCAAGAGCAGTTACAAACATGCTTTTTGATGGCGACGGCGGACAGGTTTACAACTGGATAAAGAGAGACGATTCAGTTTGGTCGTGGGTTACTACATCATATAATTCATCTAATAACAGATTTAGCTTCTTTATTAATGATGAATTGGGAAGATACAATGAAAAAGGAACCAAAGAAAATAGATCGACCCTGATTAACGAGGAATTATTTCAATATAATGATAAAAGTCCTTCCTTTGTTGGGCACAATGACGATCAAGAAAATCCTATTTTCTTCAGAGGGGAAATAGCTGAATTAATGATATTCAACGAAGCGGTAAAAGATCCTAAAGATGTTTCTAAATTTCATGACGGGAAAAAGAAGCCAGTCATGCATTTCAAATTTGATTCTGTTAACGGAGGACAAGTCCAGGATTTAGTTGGAGGGGTAGGAGCAAGAGCTTATAATCTGGAAATAGTAGAGAAAGCAATTAAGGTAACTGATATGCCTATTCCATATAGAAGGGAGGGAAGTTTTGAGTGCCTCCCTCATGTCGATGAAGGATTAGTAAATAATAGATGGGCAAAAGGGGAAACGACAGCAAGGAACGAAAAGAGGTTCGTAACTCAGATGCAAAGAAAAAGCATCAATTATAAGAAAGACGGGTTCAATAATATGAAATATGAATTGGTTTCCGCAAAGGAAGTTTTAACCAACACTCTATTAATAAACTGTAAAGCTTAATGTCTGAACATATAAGATACGAAGAAACTAAGAAAAAATTAGATAACATCGGGTGTGGAATGTGCGCTGCTAAGTGGACGCAAGTAACGATGCACCTTCATAATGGAATGACACATTCATGTCACCATCCAATCCCACACAAGGTTTCTTTGAAAGAGCTGAAAAATAATCCAACTGCTCTTCATAATACCAAGGTAAAGAAAAAAGCAAGAAAAGAAATGTTGTCTGGGGGTAAGCCAGAGGAATGTAACTATTGCTGGAAAATAGAAGATTCCTCATCCTCATTTTCTGACAGGGTTTTTAAAAGTTCTGAACCGTGGTCTTTGCCTTTCCTTGAAGATATCACATCAAAAAGATGGACTGAAAATTATAATCCTAAATATGCTGAGGTTAATTTTTCAAACACATGCAACTTTAAATGTTCATACTGCAGTCCAATGTTTTCCTCGAAATGGATGGAAGAGATCGAAAGATATGGACCATATCCCACTTCTGGAAATTTTAATAACCTAGAATGGTTCAAAGAGACCGATCAGATGCCATATAAACATTCGGAGAATAATCCTTATGTAGATGCTTTTTGGGAATGGTGGCCAGATCTTTATAATGATCTACATACTTTTAGAATTACAGGAGGCGAACCTCTTCTATCAAAGGACACATGGAAGCTTCTAAATTTTATTGCAGAATCTGAAAACCCCAATAGAAATCTTAATATATCAATCAACACGAATCTAGGTGTGCCTAAATCCCTAGTTGAAAATTTTGTGTCTATTGCAGAGAAAATAATAAACGAGAACAGAGTAAATGAATTCATAATTTTTACCTCTTGCGAATCAATGGGAAAACAGGCAGAATATATTAGACATGGATTGGATTTTGATCTCTTCATGGAAAATATAGAATATATTCTTTCTAAACTACCCAAGGTTACTATTAATGTTATGGCAACTTTTAACGCTCTTTCTGTTTTTGGATATGAGAAACTAATAGAGAGGATTTTTGAGTTAAAGAAGAAATATCAAAATAACGAGAGATATTGGATTTCTGCTATCCAACTTGATACCTCTTATCTGAGATGGCCAACACATCAATCAGTAAAAATCTTAGATAAGGAGCACAAGGAATTAATCATGAAGGCAGCAAAGAAAGCTTTCTATTACGCAGCTCCAGAATTCACAAGAGAATATTACGGATTCTCTAATGTCGAGATTCAAAAAATAAGAAGAATTTATGATTATGCTATATCAGAAGATGATTTCGAATTCGAAAAAAATCGGAAAGATTTTGTAGCATTTGTCGATGAGCATGATAGAAGAAGAGGAACAAGTTTTTTAGAAACATTCCCAGAAATGAAAAATTTTTATACTAATGTTAAAAATTGAATCAGGTAAACCTTGGATAATGTGGCCAGATATAATGGCTAACAATTTTATAGAAAATCCTGCTAACAAAGTTTTTGATAGCAAGGGTGATTTCAAGTTTAGAATAATATTTGAACTGGAAGAGCCAGTGAAAGAAAAAGGAACACTTTTTGCTAAGCTTCCCAGTTATTTTGGATTTGATTTAGAGGACTACGGATTCATGTTAATAGTTACAGAAAAAAATACAGATCCTGAATACATTACCATAAACTTCGATTGGGAGCTGAACAAAAAGTATGAATTAATCATCAAAAAAATAAGTGGTGTTTTATCTGTTACCCTGGACGAGGTTACATATATCACTAAATTCCTAAAAAAAGGAATTGCAGGAGATGAGAACTCCCATATAATATTCGGATCTGGAAATTTTCCTAAAAACGGATTTAATCTAAATTATCGGGAATTTACTGTCCACGAAATAGAGATATTTAAAGACGGAGATCTTATTTGCCATCACGACTTTGAAGAATTTGTATTTGGTAAATACGTAGACACAACAGGAAATTGTAATTTCATTCATAAAATATAAAAGAACATATGTCGCAAGAATTAATTAATTGGAGAGAAAGAAACCTAAACAGCGTAAGTAAAAGCTTTTGTGCTGCTAAGTGGTATAATGCTAGTATACATCTTGGACATGGATACACAGGATCTTGTCATTTACCGCTACCTCATCCGATTGATTTAGAGGAGATAAAAAATAATCCATCAGCAATTCATAATACCAAACATAAGAAGCAGATGAGAAAAATGATGCTGACTGGTGTTAGACCTGCGGAATGTTCATATTGCTGGAAGATAGAAGATATAGGAAGAAATAACGTTTCTGATCGTGTTTACAAAAGTATAATTTATAAGGAGGATGATATTAAGAAAATCTCAGAAATGGATTACACTGACGATGTTCTTCTTAAGACATTAGAGATAAGCTTTGATCGGACTTGTAATTTTGCCTGCAGCTACTGTAATGCAGGATATAGCACTACCTGGGGAAAAGAAATTCAAAAGCATGGTCCATACCAAAAGATGAAATCTGATTCTGCAGGTGCATATCGTAGTGATGGATCCTGGGCAGAAATATTCGGTAAGCACAATGAAAGAAATCCTTTCGTTGCAGCATTTTTTGAATGGTGGCCGGATCTTTCCAAAAATTTAGAGGAGATAAGGGTTACTGGAGGAGAGCCTTCATTAAGTCATAACTTCTGGGATTTTATGGAGGTGCTTAAAAACAATCCTTCGCCTGAACTTAGATTTGCAGTTAATTCCAATTTAGGAATGAACGAAGAAACCTTGGAAAAAATGATTGCAATAACACATCAGCTTCCTATCAAGGAAATGGATGTTTACACCAGCAATGAATCATATGGAATTCATGCAGAATACATTAGAGATGGTTTAGTCTATGAAAAATGGAGAAGTAATCTCGTAGCTTTTCTTGAAAGAGCAAAACTTAGATCATTCACTATTATGATGACTATTAATAGTTTATGCCTCTATAGCATAACAGATTTTCTAGATGATATGATAGAGCTTAAAAAGAAATATGGTGCTAATAAGCCTAATGTAGATCTTAATATTTTGAGATGGCCTTCGTTCATGTCACCTTTAGCCCTTCCTGATGAATTTAAGAAAGATTTACACGCTAAGTTAACCAAATGGTTCCAGGAAAAAATGACACCGGATCTTTTTAGCATTGGCGAATATGCTCAATTCCAAAGATTGCTTGATTATATCCAAGTTGTAGAAAAAGGACACAATACAACGGAAGACGATAAGTCTATTCTACATCACGACTTTAAGAGTTTCTATGTCCAGTATGACAGCAGAAGAAAGAAAAATTTCAAAAGCACATTCCCAGAGCTGGCAGACTGGTATGATAGCATAAAAATAGACCAATCAATTCCTGTTGCTAGTATGACGGATGGTAGAATTACCCACTTTGAAACTGGAACATATCCATTTCCTAAAGAAGAAGTAAAAATAATTTAATTAGATAAGTCTTTTAGGAGTAGGTACGGAAGTCTGTGGATCTAATTTGAAGTCTTCCTCTTTTACTACAAATTCTTTCTGATTCTCCAAGTCCTTCTCGATGAATCTAATCACGTTTTTTGCTATAACATCGTGACATTCTTTAGATGGATGGTGATCTTTCGGAGGATCTTGAAAATGATCGTAATCTGAATTAATTGTGAGATGTGGATGTCCACTCATTAGGTCCCTGATAGAAGGAAAAGTTGAACTCCTATATTCAAAATCGATGTATCTGTTGTACATGAAAAGATCGTTCTTAATTAATTCGAGATAGTCATTCTCCCAACAAAGTATTCTTGTTTTAATTCCTTTGCTTTCTAGCATATTCATTAAGGATCTTATTTTTTCGAAATAATCCTTAATGTGTTCTTCTCTCCATTGATCTATCGAAATTTTTCTCTCCTCAATAATCCACTCGTAAAAATTCATTTTACTTTCTTGATCGAAAATTAAAAAGTGGTTATCTTTTCCTTTGTAATTGTAATAGAATCCATTTCTATTTGGCTGGGATGTTTGTATAACAACATAGTCGACCTCGCTGAAATCGAACTTTTCTTCAATTAAATGACCATAACCATTTATCAAGCCAAAAGCAGCATTAATAAAATTGATAGATGTCTCTTCTGATCCACCGTTCTGATTAGAAACAACCTCCCATGTATTAAAATGGTTTGCTACCAATCTTGGATATCTCAGCGTTGCCATGTGTTTTTTATGAGCAGCAGTTACCAGTTTTGAATCATAGGAATCCGGAGCAGGATACTTTAAAGTTTCCATTCCTGAATAGTAATACAATCCCTGTCCCCAAGTAAAAGAGCATCCAGCAAAAATTAATCCCTTCATTTTAATTAAATTCTTTTTTATTTTCCAAATACCAGAAATATGCTTTTTCTAAACCTTCCTCGAGGGTTGTTTTTGCCTCCCATCCTAGGTTATCCTTTATTTTGTTTGAATCTATTTTTCTAGTAGGAATCATTGATGGCTTTCCTGAAATAAATTCTGTTGGGGCTTTATGCTCTGCAATACCCTTCATGATTTCTAAAACTTCGAGTACTGAATAAACCTTATTAGAACCAACATTATAAACATTAAACATCTCTGACTCTTTCTCGATTACAGTTTGTAATGCTTCAACAAAATCCTCAATGTACAGAAGATCTCTTAATTCGCTTCCATCTCCCCAGATAGGAATAGGATCCATTCTGTCTGCTACCTTACGGATAGTTGCAGGGGTAACATGACATTTATTAAAATCATATTTATCATGAGGGCCAAAAAGATTAGCAGGTCTGATAACAGTGCATTTCATTTTCGTTGGAAGGTATTTAGCATAAAGTTCACATTGAACCTCCGCATACCTTTTCATCCAGCCTACAGGAAAATAAACAGGATATGGTTCATCAAATAGAAAATCAGTTTCAACAACAGGGGTGTCTCCCTTTGGGGGATAGACAGTATTAGAAGAAATGAAAATGTAATGTTGGACTTTATTTCTCCATGCTGCATCGATCAAGAAGTTATTCATAGCTACGTTTGGTGTAACATGAGCTAGAGGATCAACAACGGTATCTACAGCATTCGACGTCGAAGCTGCTGCGTGAATTACAACATCAACATCTTTTGTTGCATCTAAGCATCCTTGATGTTCTTTTAAATCGAAATGAGTATATTCGATTCCTTCGATTGGATTTCTTACTCCTCTTTTATGGAGGTTTATTCTTAAATTTCTGTAGCCCTTTCTATGTAATCTGTTAGTTAGATTCTGTCCAACTAAACCAGATCCCCCTGTGATCAGGATCTTGATGTTTTTGTCCATTAAATTAAATTGTTTTTTTCTTTAGGTAATGTTATAAAATTTATGTAAGTTAATCTATTAAAATCATTTTTAACTTCGTTCACTGAATGCGGTATATTATTTTTTGTGAAGTCCATGATACAAAATTTTCCAAAGATTGGCTTAATCTCAAATTCTTCCGAATGGTTATTTTCTATTACCAATTCTCCTCCATTATTCGAGTATTCCTCTTCGTCGTTCAGATAAACTAAAATGACACATATTCTTCCTTCATTTCTTCCATCATTGTGTTTGCAAATAAAATGTCCCTCCTTGAAGAGCGATAAATTTCCCTTGGATATTCTATGATCATCTAGCTGGGATTCGTGTTCCGGGTAAAATTTTTTGATTATTTTTTTAGTAATTTCCGAAGGTACATTTGTAAGATCAATCTCCGGAGGAAAACTAGACTCATACCATTTTTGCCAAACTAATAAATTTTCTCCTCTTGTGTAAGCATCCCTTTCCTTTTCCTCTGATATGGAGATTTTATCTGGATAGGTTTGTGGTTCTCCGTTAGGAGGCTGGTAGTTATACCTACATATGAAATATTTTTCGACGTCAGCAAGTAAAATGCTTTTAGCCTCGTCCTTATAATCTTTAAGGGTTTGGAAATCCTCCTCAGAAAGAAAATCTTTAAGATCTCCAACAAAGCAACCCTCTTCTAGGTTTTTATTTATTGCTTCTTGAATAGTGATCATATACCTTTTTTATTGCTTCCGAAATAGATGTTTTCGGATTTATACTATATCTATCCTGTTTTTTTGTGTCCATCTGTCTACGAAGATCCCCATTGGGTTTTGATGGATCCCATGAAATTTTTAGATCTTTTCCACTCGCTCTGATGATTTCCTCTATTATCATTTTAATAGAGATCTCAATGCCCGAACCAAAATTTAAGACATCATTTATCTCTCTCCGATAGGAATCAATTAAAGCTTCAGCAACATCATCTCCAAAAACAAAATCCCTAATAGGACTTCCATCTCCCCATGCTTCTATTTCAGTTTCTGCCTCATAAACTTTCTTGACTATACTAGAGATCAGAGTTCCATTACCGCTAAAATCGTCGTACTCCCCAAAAATGTTTGCGGGCCTAATTATAGTCCATCTTTTATAATTGTATTGTTTCGAATAAGCTTCGATCAATATCTCACCCATTCTTTTAGACCAAGAGGGAAACCAATCTGCCTCGCCAGGTAAAGTTTTCCAGACATCATCCTCTACAAATTTTTCAGCTGGAGAATATACACCAACGGAACTAACAAAGACTAACCAAATATTAAGCATTGCACACTGATTTATAATTTCAGTGTTTATTTTGAATGATGGATATAAAAAATCAACGGGCTGATTTTTGGCTCTTAGAGGAGATCCTTTTATTCCAAAACAATTAAAAACAACATCGAATTTATAATCATTAAAGAGACTGTGTATCTCGCCATTCTTTAATAAATTTCTGTGTTCGAAAGTAAAATTTTCAGAATCTGGTAAAAATTCTGAATACTTTATATCTACACCGATGGTTTTATATCCCTCTTCAACACATTTTTTGGCTAGATATGTTCCAACTAATCCACTACATCCTGTTATTAATGCTATCTTCATATTATTCCTGCTAATTTTTTTAAAAATTTTTCGTCGGTCTTATCATCAACCAAAGCAATAACTCTTCTATTGTTTTCCAAAAATCTTTCTTTATTATTTTTATAAAATTCAATAAAAAATTCTTTATTGTCGTTTATTCTTTTAACTTCCTTTGCAAACTTAAAAAGCCTTTCTCTGTGATTAGTCTCTTCATCGTAGCTATGATCCATAACATCATCAAAAAAATCAAAATCATATTTTTTCTTGATCTCTTTGATGTGGAAGGGAGATGCCAAAATCATAGGAAATTGCAAGGCATAGAACGATTTAAATGATTTTTCGGAGATATGGATATGATCAGTTTGAAATTCAGTTTCTGTTGTCAGGTTTACATAAGAATTTTCTAGCTGGTCCTTATCATAGGTTTTGTTCCAAGGAACATTATCTGTATTGCTTCTGTCGTCAAACCAAGTATACTTTTCTTCGTACCTACACTTCTTCTGTTCTATAGATCCAAAGTAATTAATCTGATCCTGCATTTCATCAATATCGTTAGGGTTTAATACCTGTGAAATCCATCCATTCGGATCATTAGTGAATTGCCATCCTTGAACCAAAGACCAATCAACATCCTCTATAATTCCCATCTTTCTAAGAATACAAAGTAAGGCATATCTATGAGGTCGGGCTCTTCTGTTTTGACACATGAAAAATCCTCCATCTTTTTCAGTTTTAAAATCAAGTTTACCGGCAGAATGTAAAAAAGCAGCAGCTGTAAAATTGGGAAGCCTTACTGTCGAATGAACATTTATATCAGTTCCTATTCTCTCCTTATGCTCTTGCAACTTTGTGTTATTGTTAGAAACCCAAAGTTGTTTTTGATTTAATCCTAAATCCTTTGTCCATTTATCAAGATGATTTAGGATATCAATATTCTCTGATTCCTGCTCATTCATCATCATGATGTTAAGATTCTCGCATTTTCTCCAAAAATCTATTGCTTTTTTTGCAATTGGACTTTTCCCCTCTTTGAGATTTTCTGAAATCTTTCCTGGAATAGTGGTTAAGAAATAGAAAAATTTCTCATCTGGATATTTTTCGACATCCTCTATTCGAAATCTTTTAATTAGATATTCATCAAACTGTAGGGATTTAACAACGCTATCCAATATCATGTGGAAATCTGTGTTAAACACATTCTTAGAATTTTCTTCGATTGGTTTATTGTGAACTGAATCCCAATTATCATATACTAAATTTAGGGTCTTTTCTGGCCGATTGAATTTAATCAGAAAATTGAAGAATTTATCGTCGTAATGATTTGTTGTTGCGTAAACTTTTTCTTGATTAGCAATAAATCTTTCCTTGTTCTTTTTATAAAAATCTATAAAGAAATCCTTATTATCGTTTATTCTTTTTATTTCTTCGACGAATTTAAAAAGTCTATCTCTATCGTCTTTAATATCATCATAGCTGTGATCTATAACATCATCAAAGAAATCGTAGCCATAAAACTTCCTGACAAATTTTAAATGATGCTGCGAAGCTAATATCATCGGAAATTGAAGATGTATGAAAGGCTTAAAGGTCTTTTCCGTTATATGAACATCCTTCATAGTGAAAAGGGTCTCAGTCGTCACATTGAAGTATGTCTGTTCATACTGAGCTGGGTTGTAAGTTTTCCACCAGGAAGGACTTCCGTCTATCTTGTCGTCCAGCCAAGTAAAGTGAGATTCATATTCGCTTTTTTTGGTACCGTGATTAATCAAAAAATCAATCTCGTCTTTAAGAAATTCAAGATCCGTTTTATTAAACATTCTCCCGAATATTGCCATCGGATCAGAATCTTTTAATGTCCAGAGTCTAAGATATGACCAATCAAAATTATCTATTATTCCATATTTTTTAAGAAGACAAATAAGACCCAATCTGTGTTCTCTAAGAGAATGATTATGTGACATGAAGAACGGACCTTTCTTATCCTCTATAAAATTTATCTTGGGAATTTTTGTGAGAGAAAGTGGCTCCGCCCGTGTCCCGTGAACATTCAGATTTATTCCAAATTCCTCCTTGTATTCTGCATTTCTAGCATTATTGTTTACCAAGAAAACTTTCTTCGGATCAAAATCATATTTTCGAAAAACATCCTCTGCTGCCTTTAAGCATTCAAACCTCTCAAACTCCTGTTCATTTATTAAAAGAAGATAAAGGTTTTTGTGTTTTTTTATCATCCCTATGATGTCTAAACCGATCGGAATTTTACCAAGGGAAAAAAATCTATTGTATAAAGAATGTCTATGCCAAACAAGATAGAAAAAATTTTCAGATGGATATTTTTCAACGTCATCTATTCTGAATTCTTTATAATTATAAAATTTCAATGCTTCCATTGGAACTGCTGCAGTGCACCAAGCATCATCCTCTGGAAACCATTTTTGTCCGTTTGGGTTAGGACTAGAACTTCCTTCGTCCCAGTCATCATAAACGAAATTTACTTTTTGGTTCATCTTAATTTATCTCTTTCAATCCTTTTTATAATGTTGTCAGCAATTACCTGATGACACTTAAGTGAAGGATGATGATCCTTCGGTGTAATCAAAAAGCTTTCTTCGTCCCATTTTATAGTTAATTCAGGATTATATGATTTATTGTGCATAGCTCCAGGAGACATTAAATCTGAAATACTATCATACAAACTTCCTTTATATTCCATCTTTAAAAATCTTTCTGATAAAAACGGATCTTTATTTATAAATTCAACATATTCATTGGGCCAGGTAAAAAGAAGTGTTTTCATTCCCATTTCTTCACAATACAGTAGGAATTTTTTAACACGATCTATACTCTTCTGCTTATAGTCCTCTATCCACGTTTCAAGCTCAAATCCCTTTCTCTCCATCCATCCTAAAAAATGATCTGCATAAGCAGGTTCAGAAATTTGATGGAAAGCAATATCATACGTATCAGTTTCACTTTGAAGAAGAAAATGGTCTCTTTGCCATTGTGTTAATTGGAAAATGACATAAGAAATTTCTTTTGGATCGATCGGTGGCACTTTATATCCATTTAAAACATGCCCAGGAAATTCTTTTGCAAAGCAGTGCATCCACCAATCGATAGCACCCTCGTTTGATCCTCCATTTCCGGGATAAACAAATTCAAAAGAATCGAAATGATCAGCAACAATTCTTGGATATCGAACAGATTCCATAAACTTTATGTGGGGATAACTCACTAACTTCGAATCATAAGCATCTGGAGGTGGTTCCTTGAGACTTGGAAGATTACTATAATAATAAAGCCCTTGTCCCCAGGTGAAAGAACACCCAGCGAAGATCATGCCCTTATAAATTCCTAATTCTTTCTTAAATAACATCTATTTTTATAATTTGAAATGCTCCATAATTCTAGCTGCCAATCCCTTCAAAGGTTCAAGAGCAGGATGTGATTTATCGTAGAAAAGAGACTCGTCCCGAGTTGCTGCAAGAATCTTATCTCTGATAGCAAGTTCTCTCTGAATGATGTCTTCACCTATAGCCGGCCAATCCCAAAGGCTTCCTTTCCATTTTTCTAGCCATTCAAATGCATGGCTTTCTGGGCATTCCTGTCCTGCTATCTCCTGTCTCCAATTATCAATTCTAAATTCTGCCCAGTCTAGCAGGTGGGATCTTGTTCCTCTAATAGGTGCATGACCTCCTATAATCGCCCATTTAGTAGCAGGAAATTCCTGCTTTAACCTTGTTACCGTTCCGTAAATTTCTTCTGCCTTCAGATCTAAAGCTCCATCATATCCCACCTGCTCGATTATTTCATTTTGTTGCTTTGCACCCCATTCGCCAGATAAAAAATCTCTTACAAGCTCGCTATGAAACCAGATAACAAGATCTGCTTCGCATGAGGTTCCTTTAGTAGCGTTTAAAAAGACCTCCGCTTGTTTCAATTGGGCATGATTCTGATTGCCTCCCCAGCCCTTATTAAAAGTTGGGTGGCCTTTTTTCATAAATTGGTATTCGAGCCAATCCCCTGCCATTGTGTTTCCGTTCATCCATGTGTGCCATGGAGAAATTGCCCAGGTGTCTCCAAGTAATAAAATATTAGCCATTGTTTTCCTTATTTTCTATAAAATTTATAATGTTTTGAGCTATAATTTGATGACATTTTAAGTTTGGATGACTGTCGTTTGGCGGAACATCGAACATCTCGTAGTCCTTAAAAATTGTCAAATGAGGATTTTCTTTGAGCATATAATCAATACACTCATAGTTTTTACTAGCATGATTTATGGTTATAAATCTTTCCAATAACCACTTGTCGTTTTTTAATCCCTCTAAATATTCATCAGCGTATGTTAGGATGCACGTCTTAATCCCGTTCTCCTCACACTCCTGAAGAAAAGACTTTACGTTATTTAAACTCTTGGTAATCAATACGCTATTTAATTCTGTAAAATTGGTTTTGTTTTTTTCCAGATAACTTAGAAGCATGTCGTTGTATGGTCTTTCCCTACTGTTATCCCATGCCCATTGAACAGGAAGGTTTATAATCTCTCCTTCATGTTCATATTGAAAATGATCCCTCATCCAATGGGTCAATTGAAAAACAACATACGAAACATCTTCATATTCTATGAACTCTACAGAATCATAACAATCCGGCTGAAAAGCTTTAACCTTAGCTCCTTTCTCCCTATTTTTAAAACAATTACTCCAGTAGTTTACTATCTGATCGTTTGCCCCTCCATTATTGGGGTGAACTAACTCAAACGAGTTGAAATGTTTTGCAACGATTCTGGGATATCTTACAGCCTCTTTGAATTTGTGATGTGCTTCTTTAAGAAGCCCTGGATTATAACCAAAGGCGTGCGGAGGATTAACTAAGGTTTCCATATTACTGTAGTAATATAGACCCTGTCCCCATACATAGGAACACCCAGCAAATATCATCCCTTTGGTTACTTTAGAATCTTTTTTTGGTACCATATTCTTTATATGTATCTTTTGTGAATTGGTCCCGAAAACTTAAAATATATAGTAGATATAAGCAGTAATTAGATGAAAAAATTAATCAACTGGATAAAAGAATATTTCGATAAAAGAAAGAGAAAGAAAGAATTTTTAAAAAAGATAGAAGAGCTCAAAAAAAGAGATCCCTTTACTTACAACCACTAGGTAAATTTAAAAAACCTCGAAAACTTATCCAATTTCGTACTAAAATTTAGTATGATTTACTTACTTATAGGCCAGCCAGGAACAGGTAAAACCGAAATGGCAAACAGATTAGTTAACCACCTCGGGAAGAAAGAAACAATCTGGATCGACGGAGACGATCTGAGGGAGATTTTCCCTAACACCGATTATTCCTATTCTGGAAGAATTCGCAACATCGAAAAATCCTTTACTATAGCTCGTTTTATGAGCCAAAAAAATTACAATGTGGTAATAAGTATGGTTTGTCCTTATCGTGCAATTAGGGAGGATTTAAAAGCGAATAACGATGTTATAGAGGTGCTCTTTAAAAGGAGTCATTATGCAGGAAAAGAGAAATTTCATGCTAGTGATTTTGAATTCCCACTGAAAAACTTTTCGATATTCGAAAATGGTGATACCATCGATGAATCATTCGAAAATCTTAAATCATTAATAGGAGTATAATAATATGAAAAAATACGCACTCTACATCGGAAGATGGCAAAATTGGCACAAAGGTCACAGATGGTTAATCGACCAGCAATTGGACAAAGGAAAAAATGTATGGCTGGCAATCAGGGACGTTCCACAGGATGAAAATAACCCTAAAAGCGCATCCCAGGTATTTGAAGAATTAAAGATTGAACTTCTTGATCTGATCCAGGAAGGTAGATTATTCATTTCGGTCATTCCTGATATTGAATCGGTAAACTACGGCAGAGGGGTAGGATATGATGTGATCTATCATGAACCCCCAGCAGATGTTGCAGCTATCAGCGGAACTGCTATCAGAACGGGTCACATGTCACCTGATGGATCAATCAAATGTGATGAAAGTAAAGATTAGGTATAAAACAGAAGCAAAGTCTAATGAAATAATCTGACGAATAGCATGTTGTTTTTAAGTGATAAAATTAGCATATTTAGCACTAGCGATTATATTTTTTTAAAAGAGAAATGCGATAATTTCATTTCTTCGAAAACACCAAACAGATACGGAAAATATAAAAATTACTATAACAGATATCTTTTCGATTTAAATGACGATAATTTTAAAAAAATAAATGAAAAATCAATTTCATTTATGAAGAATATGTTAAAATTCGATAAAATTAATTTGGTTGGATCTTGGATTAATATGATTAATCCAGAAACAAATAAAGACGACGAATTTCATAACGACGTCTCGGATTTAACACTAATCATATATTTGAATGATGAATTTAAAGGAGGGGAGTTAGAATACATAAACGAAAAAAATAAGAGGATAAAAATAAATCCGAAAAAAAATTTATACGTTATAATGGATAAAAAATTACAACATAGAGTTTTGCCTGTGATAGAAGGTATAAGATACAGCTTAATATTTTTTTTTGAGAGAGAAGGAAAAAAGAAAGAAATTACTTTAATATAATGCCACTAGTTAAGAGACATATAGCCAAAAGTATAACATACAGAATTGTTGGAACATTAACTACGGTTTGTTTAACATTGATAGCAGGTTTACCATTAAAATGGGCAGGAATGGTAGGAATTGCCGAACTGATAATAAAACCAGTCATTTATTTCTTACATGAACGTGCTTGGTACAAATGGAGCAACTATGGACTAAAAAACGAAAAATGAAAATAGCAATTATAGGAGGAGGAACTGCTGGATGGCTTACAGCGTTAGTTGTTAATAAATTTTGGAAAAATACCAATGTAACGCTAATTGAAAGTTCTAAGATTGGAATTTTAGGTGCTGGGGAAGGAGGTACTTCTAACTTTGGTAAAATGCTGGCATTGTTGGATATTAATCAAAATGAATTCTTTGAGAAAACAAAATCAACAGTAAAAGGCGGGTTACATTTATATAATTGGACTGGTAATAATGAATTATCAAAACATTTATTCTTTGGTGACGGACCAAATGAATCAAATAAATCATATGCTTATCATTTCGATGCAAGATTGGTTGCCCAATACCTTAAAGAAATTGCTATCGATAGAGGGGTTAATTGGATCGAAGGAGAAGTGGACGAAATTAAAAATGAAAATAGCATCATTTCAGAATTACAATTAAAAGATGGTACAACTATTGATTTGAATTTTGTGTTTGACTGTAGTGGATTTGCTAAAATTATTATTGACAGTTTGCATAAAGAAGAATGGATTGGATATACCGATTATTTGATGATGAATAAGGCTTTGGTATTCTTTTTACCACAAGAAAACAAATATCAATTAAACGATAGGACGTACACCGAAATGATATCTATGAATTGCGGATGGATGTTTAAAATTCCATTACAACATAGATGGGGATGTGGTTATGTTTTCAATGACAAATATGCAAATGTCGAGGATGCAAAAAAAGAGGTCGAAAAACTATTAAATCACGAGGTAACGTTACAAAAAGTATTTGACTTTAACCCAGGAACACATAAAAGAAGTTGGATCGGAAATAGTATATCGATAGGGCTATCGTATGGTTTTATTGAACCTCTAGAGGCGACGTCTTTGATGTCAACTATTATGCAATTAAAGAAGTTAATAGATATAAATTTTACTGATGGTAACATTGATCTGTATAACAAATGGTGTTATCAAATAAATGAACAGAATTTAAACTTCATCAGATATCATTATTTGTGTGAGAGGGATGATACCCAATTTTGGAAAGATTGTACTTCAATGCCAATACCTCCAAAGCTAAAAAAGATATTGGATAAGAATAACTCAATCACAGTTAGAAGTGATGCGGAATTATTATCATCATTTGAATTGGAAGACATATCAACAAATGAACTCACGTTTTTTGTAAACAACTACCGAACCATTTTTAGAAAAAACAAAAAAGTACTTAAAAAAGAATTGATATAATATGGAAAAAATATACTTTGATGATTCAACATACATTTGGAAAACTAAATTAAATAAAATAAGTGATAAACAAAAAATGTTAGAGGAGGCTCATTTAGTAATAAGCTCTCAACCCGACATTAAAACTGATGGATTCGGATATAAAAAAGAGTGGAATGGAAATATAAACTTTATTGGGGAAATCAAGATAGAAACCAAATTGGACGAAATTGTACAAATAGGTATTGATAGTTGCAAAGAACTGTATAAAGAAAATAATTTTACTTACAATAAAATTAATACAGATGCTTGGGTTAATGTTGTGAGATCAAAAAATCCAGTTCAAATACAGTTTCAACATGAGGATTTAAAGGGTGTAGATAAGTTCCACGTTCATACTGATATAAACAGAGAAATGGAGTCATTTATTCCTCATTACACATACGTTTACTACATACAAATGCCAGACGTCATGAACGGAGAGGATGGCGTTTTATATTTTAGAGGAAAAAATAAGAAAGAATATTGGATCAGACCCGAGGAAGATGATTTAATCATTATGGAAGCTGATATGCCCCATTCCCCTAACAATGCGCCAAATTCCACAGTTGATAGAATAGTTATGGCAGGCAATGTTGGATTTGAATTAATCAAAAAAGAAAAATCGTTAATATAATATGTTCATAAAATACATAGAAGATTTTTTAACCAAGGAGGAATGCCAGTCTATAATAGATTTAGGGTGTTCTTTGGAATTAACTAAAATGAAATCATCTCTGATTGTAAACGGGGAATTGATCGGGGAAAATATAGATTATGATGGCAATAAAAGAATGGGTGGATATTTCACTAATAAAATGTTGGATCTCCCATTAATTAAAAAAATTTCAGACAAAATAATAGATCTGTCAAATAAGCTAAATCCATTTAAAGGTATATCTTATGTTGGTGTTCCTAAATATTCTTTCAATCAATATGGTATAGGAGATTTTTTAGATTGGCATCCAGATACACACGAAATAATAAACGGAGCAACCATAACATATATTATCCAACTCAATGATGATTACGAGGGTGGAAGTGTAAAATATTCAATAAATGACATCGAATATTGCGTCAACAAAAAAACAGGTAGTATTTTTGTTTTTGACTCGAATATTCCTCATGCAGTTGATCCTATAATAAGTGGACTTAGGTATTCTATGAACGTGTGGCCATCTAAGAAAATCAAAAAAACATTATTATAAATGCTAATAGATAATAAATTCTTCTATTTAAGTTTACCTAGATGTGCATCGACATCTTTTCATTATTCATGTTTAATTAACGGGGTGGATGTACAAACTTCCAATGGCGAGTGGGAAAAATCAAATAGGGATATTGATTTTAAATCAGTAGATAAGTTAAAATTAATGGACTACATCTATCATGGTCATGAATCTATTGTGGAATTACAATCTAAATTCGGAAACAGCTATCCTGTAATTTCAGTGAGAAGACAAAGACACGAAAGGTTTTATTCTTTATATAAGCACATTCTATTCGATTTTCAAAGACTTGGTTTCGTTAAATTTTATGAGGCATTTTCTAAAATATCCATTAATGAACTATTCTTTTTTACTAAAGATGATATCATAAATAAAAAACAAAGATGGAATATCATATGTGACCACTTAATTGATAGGGGATTATTGGAAGAAAGGTTAGACATATCTGTAACATCAAAATTCAGAAAATCTGAAGAAGAGTACTTTAAGCGGGATCGAATGGGATATGCTGTTAATATGATAGATATATTGCTAACTCCGATTTCTTTCTGGACAAACAATGACCCCAACATAATTTGGTTTGATTTTGAAGAGCTATGGAAATTAGAAAATTGGGTTTCTGAAAGAATAGAAAAACCTTTCCAATTATACCCAGTAAATTCGAGCAAACACATGGAATGTAAAATAGTTTTGGATGATAATTTTAAGGAGATGTATGATAAAATATATGATTATTATGACTTTCCGAAGAATAAGAAAACATTGATATGATTGATTACAAAGAGATATTTGAAGCTTGGAAGGCATCTTTTAAACCCAATCAGCAGCAGGAGGAATTGGCCCAAAAAAGGCTTAATGTGTGCCTGGAGTGCGATCAGAGAAGAGAGGTATTAAAGGGGGTTGAATGGTCAGCATATTGTAACGATTGTGGGTGTCCGATAAATAAAAAAATCTTCTCCAAACACTACAATCCATGTACAAGAGAGTATTGGGGGGAGGTAGATTCAGAATATATGGAGCCCTCTCCAAGAAAAAATACCAACACTATAATTTAAGGTATATACATTATAAAGAAAGAAAACTATGAAAGCAACAATAATTGGCAGTGATTTACTACAAGCTGGGGATTCTGTTAAATTTTTGGAAATAAACACCAACACCACGATTTATAATCAGGGTGCAGATTTATTAGACTATACCCAATTATTTGAGGTATTAAATAATAATAGCATCACTGAATTCCATTTTATTTGGACGGAAGGAGATGCTTATAAACCTCTCACCGAACAATACAGATTCAAAAAAATTCTGGAAGAAAAATGCTTAGAGAATAATATTTCATTTGCTGAATATCCAGTACCTGTTGGATCTGTGACCGTCCCCTATATAGAGGATCAGCCCTATAAATTCATTCTAAGACAAGCCTTTGATACTACAGCTTTGGTTGATGAAACATACTGTGCAGATAAATTCGAATTCTTCTCCTTAATGGAGGGATCTTCATACATACCAGGAACTTATTTTGCTTCTGAAAATTTAAATTTAGACTCCTTGGGCTCAGTAGAATATGAAAGAACTACAAAGCCTAACACCTTAATAAAAGCTAGAAGACCTAATTATGACGTTTTAGATTATCCTGCATTATATAGAATATCAAACGTATCCGAACTGGAGGAACTTAAAAATTCTGCTGATCAAAATCATTTAGTTCAAGAATTCATTTTCTCGGAGAATAATTTAGTAGAAGGAAGGTATTCAATCATAAGAAGTATAGATATCATTTATGGTTCAAATCTTGATGTTATTAATATGGGTGGATATACACAATCCACAATAATACCTCTTACTTTCGCAGAGGATGAGGTTTTACCAGGGACTAATAAATTAAATCAGAAGAGCAGATACAAATATCTAACAAAGGAAATAGGTAATTTCGCTAAAAATGATTATCACACCGACGATGATAGCGTGATATTAAGTTATGACGGAACTCTAACTGATATTGATAGTATTCAATTAGGTGATTATGTTCGGTCCATCGATTATGTTGACTTTAATGACAATCACGCATCAAAATTTGAGCAAGAAAAGATAGAAGCATTTGGGTGGGATAGCACGATAGAAAGAGCCAACGAAACCCTGGTTCAGACTCAAACTGCTTTACAGGGAACGATTTCTTCTCAAGTAGATACAATATACATAAGAATAACTTTAGCAGATGGAAGAACTTGGACCGATGCACCATCCGCAACATATTTTATTGAAGAGAAAGATTCTACTGCAACAAGATTTGAGAGAGTAAATAAAATGTATGTTGGAGATAAATTAGTTGTAACAGATTCCACTACATCATCTTTAACTACGATTGCTATTACTGGTTTAGAAATGGAGCACGCTCAAAAAACTATCTATAGCTTGGATTTCGAACCTTCCGACCTATTCCTGGTTGATTTTGGAGATGGAGATTTTGGGGTAATGCACAATAGCTGCTGGTGTCCTTGGAACTATTGTGGTCACTATTGTAATAGTTGGTACTGTCCTGGGTGCGGAGGGGGTGGTCAACAAAAAATATAAAACTTAAATAATAAAATATTATGGCAAAAAAAGAAAGAATTGAGAGACCCGCGCAAACCATCAAGGCGATTGTTGCTCCAGTCTCCGCAGATTTGAAAACAAAAATGGCAACAGCATTCCAAGCAGTTGTTACTGCTATAAAAAATAAGCATCTGGGATAATCCTATGAAATTATTCGCTTACGGCGATAGCTGGACAGAAGGAGTAGGCGGAAATTCAGAGGAGGAAAAAACTACCGAGATACCAGAGGAAAGAACTGTCATAAGACACAAATATTGCTGGCCTAAGCAACTATCGGAATTACTTGGATGTGATTTCCAAAATGACGGAGTAGGGGCTTTCTCTAATAATGCAATATTTAATGCCCTTTGCTACAAACTAAAAAACAATCTTATCAAACAAGAAGATCTCGTTGTAGTGATGTGGTCTTCATCTCTAAGAGATTCCCTGCCATTTTTTCCTGGGGATCATAATTTTTCTATCTGGGGGGAAAGATACAAAAGCAAAAAGCATTTGTACAAATATATTTTCGATGGGGGAAACAATCCAAATCCTGCTTATGGAAGGATAGAAAAGGATTTTAGAGACTATTACATTACTAACCTATTTACAGATACCTATCACGATATAATTAACCAGAATTACATTCTGTACCTTCAATTTGTACTTAAAAATCTAGGAATAAGATATGTTTTTTGTGATGCTTTTGATATTATGATCAGGAAAAATATTGTAGGTGAGGTGGATAAAACTGCATTAATCGAAAATAAAAATTACTGGGGGTATAGAGAAAAAACATTCGCAGACTTTTTAATCAATTTAAAGAGAAAGGATGTCTGGGAAGATGGAAATTATTGGACAGATTCAACCGCAGGAAAACATCCAAGCGGATTGGGATATAAAATGATAGCAGATGAATTGTATAGATTTATCTTGAATAATAATCTGCTACAACAGACTAAAATAAGAAGTTCATATTTAATATGAATTATAACGTAAACAATAATTTTTGCTCAGCCGATGAAGCTAGAGAAATCATTAATTTTTGTCTTGAATATGGTGAACCTTTTTCTTACAATCCAACAGAATCTTGGGATTGTAGAAGAATTTATGACTCAGGATTTAAAGAAAAAATATTCAACAGTTTAAACTCCAAATACAAAAATGGAGATTTTAAGCTATGGTTTGATTACAGCGCATTCGTTCCAAAAAATTTTAATATCAGTTTAACAGCATATTACAATGGGAGATATCTTAACTTACATAAAGATAAATCTAGTGAGCTGACAACCGTAATAGTCTTGTCGGAAGGATTCGAGGGCGGCCAATTTTCTCTATCCGAAATGGAAAATCCTCCCTTTCATTTTGAAAGTCTGGAAGGTCTATCCCTATTCGATTTAAAATTAGGTGACAGCATATCATTTAACGGATCCTCCACTTACCACGGGGTACTCCCTGTTATCAAAGGAACTAGATATGCTCTAAATATATGGATGACTGAAACAGATTTTGACTATCCCAAAATTAAAGTTAATAAGACCTTGTTATGAGTATTTTAATAGTAGCTTTACCTAGAACTGGGTCGACAGAATTGGGCAGATCTTTATCAGTCCAGAAAAAGTATCAGTATGGATTTGAGATTTTTAATCCAGCAGCAAATCTTCCAGAGCCGGTAGATTTTAAAAGAATGGTGGTCAAAACAATAATTTTTCACAAGCCTAAAAACGTGGAAGAAAGAGACCGATTAGATTGGATTATTGATCTGACTAAAAAATTTGAAGAGGTTATTCTTCTCTCAAGAAAGGATCTTATAGCATGCGCAGAAAGTTGGGCTTACTTAATTTATAAGGGTCAGGAAAAAGACTTTAAATCTATAGACCCATATCTGTGGGAAAAAACACCTAATTATGATTCAGAATATGAATCAATTAAGAAATGGAGCCAAGAAATCCAATATCTGTCAGAAAGTCTAAAAATTCCTATCACTTATTATGAAGATATCTACGATTTGAATCATCCCGGCAGATTAAGAAAAGGAGATCTAAATAATTTTGAAAAGAAAATAATCTAAGTGAAAATATACATTCATCATTTTTATCAAAAATCTTTATTTTATAAGATTGCTCACAACACAGAGAGCAGATCGTATAATATAAAAAATAGGGAGGGAAGTGTTTTATGTAGATATCGAGATATTGATATTGAGGTTATTTTTAAACAAGAAATCACATTTGAAGAAGATGGATATCATCTTCTGGACTACTTTACTGCATTTTTTAACGAAACCAACGACCCCAAGATTGGAACTATTATTCACGATAAAAAATATATGGAGGGAGAAACCCAGCAGGTCTTAAATACTTTTCTAGATTTACTAAGGGATTGTCCAGCTAATCAAAAATGGATAATAACGTATTTCAGAACAGAAAAAATACTACAAACAAAGGATATAAATTACTTTGACGAAAAATGGTCAGAAATAGAATCCATCATAAGGAAATTAAAGGACCATCATATCGTTACTGATAATATCTTTCTGAACGATGCGATAGAATCTCAATATCCTAATTTCTATTATTCTTTTACAAACATCATCTTTCAATGGAATCAAAATTGGTCGGTTAGATGGTATTATGAGTTTAAACAAATATATGATAAATTGAATTTTGATTATGATCTCATGTATAGCATAAAAAACCATAAAATAAACAGGGTTGAGATCATTAATGAGCTAAGCAAATTGAAGGATAGCAGGATATTACTTCAACGCAGTGATGCATTACAAAACGAAGACTATCTAAATAACTCGGGTATTATTCCGCACATAAAAATAAATTCGATCATAGGAAATAAAGACTTTGACGACATAAGCTACATAGAAAACCATAAGGGATACATGGATGTATTTTTTAGGGTTTTACCGAAAGCAAAAATGCAAGTATTATGTGAAAGTTGGTCTTGGAGCAGCAAAGATTTTAAATCCCAGTATCTTTCTGAAAAAACCATCGGACTTATGCTGGCAGGAATTCCTTTTATCTCTACCCACGAGTATCCTTTGACCATAATAGAAAAGGTTCTTCAGGTGCCTTCTCACCCGTTTTATGAATCTTCAAAAAAATGTAAAGCAAATGGAAAAATGTTTGCCAAATTTGTTAGCGAATTTCTTAACAGTTTCCAGGATAACTATAAACTATGCAAAGAATGGTCAGATTTGGTACATCATAAATTGATGCACAAAATAGAGGAAGAAAATTCTTTACTGGATATGATAATAGATGGCAAATTAAAAGAAGAATTTGTGATAAAAAAATCATTAATATAATGGTGGAGTCACATTGCATTTATAATAATTTAGTTACAGAGCAAACATCATATTGTGTAAGCACCTTACTGCCAAACTTTTTAAATGATGTTAGACCTGATAATATAGTAGAAATAGGTACTGCATGCGGGGGATTGACACACCTTTTGTCTGATATATGTCCGTATAGTAAAATTATAACAGTGGAAACCAAAGATTTTTATTCATATAATTTTAAAGAAAATGTCCAAAGTATAATACATGATAGTAATTCGGAAGAATTAATAAGAAACACGATGGCTCCATTTATACAATCAAACGGAAGAACAATTGTTTTTTGCGACGGAGGCAATAAAATTACTGATTTTATAAATTACGCACCACTAATTAAAAGAAGTGATTACATATGTGTTCATGATTATTGTAAGAATAGGAATGTTTTTATAAATGAATATTACAACAAAATTTGGAATTATTGCAGATTAGTAGAATCTGACCTATCCGGAATTTGCGATGAATATGGATTAATTGACACCTATGATGAACTTCAAAGGGGTATGTGGAGGGTTAAAATAAAAGCATCTGACAAAACAAAAATTAAATCAAGGTCTTTAATATAAATGGAAATAGTATTTACATATTTACCAATCAGACTTAAAGAAGTTACAGAAATTTATTTGGACCATTCTATAAAAAAACTGAACGAGCAGAGTATAGTTCCTTTGATCTATTCTAATTCAGATTATTTTATTGGGAGGGGAATGAAATATGAGTGGATAGAATTCAATATAGAGGAAAGATATAAAAGAAACAACTTATGGTCATATCCTAAGCTTAAAGTTTTATCATCAATATCATTTCCCTTTATTCATTTAGATAACGATCTGATTGTAAATGATTTGGATAAATTAAACAGTATCATAGAACCAAAAAAATTAAATCTGTGCTACAAACACGAATTAACAGAGGGACAGATCAACGACTTTACCGAATTGTATAAAATATATTCTAATAATCCACTCGATTTTAAAGAGCTAAATAACACCTCTATAATAGCTTCGGATAATTATACAGACGTAAATAAAACATATCAGGAGGTTTTAGAAGTGATAGATTTAAACTACGATTTTTTTACAAAAAGGTACAATAATATACCTCCGATAACTCTGAACCAACAACACTTAAATCAGTATTTTAAAGATATAAATTATTTATTTGGTGGAAATCCTTCTTTTGTGGATCTTGAGTCTAATGGTGTATGCCACATGGACGAAAAAACCCTTCCTAGATTTTTAATAAAGGATCTGATATAAGGGTTTAAGCAAAATAAGCTTGTACAATATAATTAGATGTCCAATCAGTATTGTAAATATTAACAGTAGAGCTGTAACTTAAGATCGTTCCGGAGGTAGGTGAAACCGTTACCCAATATTGAAATGTGTACGGATATATTGCAAGTCCTCTAACGGTTACATAAGAATAAACGCTGTAATCCCAAGCATGAGAATCTGCATCACCTGCGACGGATGCTGGATATGTGAAACTTGCAGTCCCCTTAGCGGCATCATTAGTTGTCAATCTTATTACTCTAAACTTTTTATTAGAAAAATATCCAAAATTGGATTGTCCACTTTTTCTATCATAAATCTTAGCAGTCCATATATTGTTAAGACTGACATTAGATGTACCACCCCAAAGATTGGATAATTGACCGGTACCGGCTAATCCACCCTGGTTACCCATGTTTATGTTAGAACTACCTATAGAAACTACGCTCATAAATTAACAATCAGTTACATTACCTACTCCAAAAATTTCTTCGTATGCTGCTTTTGCTTTAGTGTATGCCCAGCCATAAGGATCTCCATCAATAACAGATAAGTCTATTCTCGATTTGGTAACTGTTCTAGTTCCAGTTTTAACCCTTTGTGTTGTTGTTTCCTGTCTGGTTTTTTCTACTATATTTCCGTTTTCGTCGAAATCATTGTATGTTATTGTGTTGGTGATTTCTTGTGATTCGTAGATATCTTCAGAAACATCTTCAGATACTGTCAATGGAAATTCCAACAAAGTTGGATAATTTATGCTCTCATCATTATAACTTATCGAAACCGCGATAGGCCCAGTCTGTGCTGTTCTTCCTAAGGGATCCGTAATATCATCAACATAAACGAACTTATTAGTATCGGCATCAGCTTTACTGGAGAACAAAGCAACTTGTACGACCATGTATCCCAGGACCTTATCGATCCTATAGGATTCTATCCTTAGGTACGGGGTAGTAACGATCCCTTTGTTGAGTGTTTCTATCTCCTGATTTATTTGTAAAGCCATTTTTGTTCTTTTTTTTATATATCTAAAGTATTTGGGTGGTTTTTATTTGACCACCAGAAATACCCTATTTAGGTCATAAACATCAAATCTTGAATAAACCCCAAGACTTTCTGCCACCTCTTTAGCTTCTTCGAGCTCTTCTAAATTATCGGGAATAATCACATAGTAAAAATCATCCCAGGGATATTCCATAATATCGCCATCTTGATTAGTAGGAGCTTCAGATTCTTCCTCATAATCACCCATGTATTCGTCATCGTCCTCCCAGGTTGATTCGTTAGTAAAGCTTCTTAGCCAATTACCGAACTCGTAGATCTCTTTCTCTTGTATTTGTAGCTCCTTTAATTTAGTGTAGATTACCAGTGCCATTTACTATTTACTCTTATATTGCTAGTATGTATCTAAATAAAAAACAACTCTTTTTGATACTTAAAGTCAGTAATTATATCAAAATAGACCCTTTATGTTTCCACTAAAAAAGGCTGTCTTTTCGCGAAACAGCCTTTTATTTTTTATCTGTAATTAATTACACTGTATGAATAATAAAAGAGACAATAGCATATTTGCCTTCCTCTTTTGTCTCTTGATAAACAGCCTCTGCTACATAGTCATTTCCGTCTGTGGATGTTCCCTTTACACTATCAAACATAGAAATAGCAGATCCGTCTGCGTCATTCATAATTGGTCCAGGAGAAGCTGCGAAAGAAGCCGAAACTGTTTCCCCCTGAGCGTTGGCCCAGATTAAATCATAATCTGCATCTGCAACCTCTGAAGGGTTCCATGATTCTGCGTAAATTTCTTGCTCTGTCTGAGCTTCAAACTCCTCATTTATCAAATCGAATGTTTTAATGTGTTTCATTATTATAGTTTTATGTTTTATATATCAGTTTTGATCAGGAATAGCTCCGTTTTGTCTAAACATATTTCTGTTAACTAAAAGATTCTTTTTTTCGCCCGGCTTTGCTTCTTTATCTTTAGATAGCTCTAAAACAACTTCATTGGAATCTACAACGTGATATCTAGTTCCCATGTAAGTAACAATTTCTCCTTTTTTTATATCTCTTAGTGAAAAATCGTCTCCGTATCCCTTTTTCATCTCGTTTAAGAAATCATAAAATCTTTTCATTTCAATGTCCATGTCTTATATATTTTTTCTAATTGGTCTAACCGGATAAAAACCGTATCTTACATCTTCAACTCCATGCTTATAATCTGATCTATAAATAAAAACAGATCCTCCGTTAGTCATTGCCCCTGAGGTGCTCGTGAAGATGTGACCCCATCCGGGTTTATTTATAAATTTTTTTGTTCTCTTAACCCCATCTTTTGTTGTGTAATCAAGATTGTCGTAATATCCGCAATCTTTTACCCCCAAAATGGAATTTTTTCCATAGCAGGTATAAAAGAACATAGCTCTTTCCGGATCCTTCCAATCAAAAGGATCTTTTTGTGCGATCTTTTTGTATAATTCTATAAAATCATCCCTTTTAGGTATTTCCCATCCCTCTGGACAAGCTTCCTGAGCTGCAGAGAAAGAATATAATCTGCCGCATGTACTACCCCCAGGAACTTCAATTGAAGGCATTTCGATCGAAAATACGTCTTGTAAAATTCCTACGTTTCCAAACTCTTCGGTATCATCAAAATTGAGATTATCCCTGAACCATTCTACCCCTGCTATTTTTACTGTTTGATAGACCTTTCCGTCCCTGGGATCTTTAAATTCAGAAAAGGAAACGTTAAGTCTTTCAATAAGTCCAAAGTGATCTATAACTTTCATACTTTATATATCCAATAAAAAAGGATCCGAAGATCCTTTTAAATTTATTGATTAGATTCTATCTGATCCCATGTATCGATAATAGCTTTAGCAAAAATCGGTTCTTTGCCTGTCCATCCTGATAGGATTGCTCCCCTGTATAGATTTTCGGGAAGAGCAGAGTTGTCATATCCTGCAACCTGAATACTAAAAACATTGACCTTAGGATTTACTTCCTTTCTGTATTTAGAAACTAAAGCAAGTACATCAATGTGTCTTCCATTTCCACCATGAATAAAATTCTCATATTCCTTGGGATTTGTTCCATATAATCCTCCGTGCCCGGCTTGCATATCTGAATAGATGAAGATATTATCGTAGTGTTTTTTATTCTTGGTAGCATCATCGAAGAATATCCAAATTCCATTTTCCGTTCCTCCCCCGAGTCTTCCTTCTCCTTGTTCAACAGCATTAACTTTTTTAAGCTGCGAAAGAAGTCCGTTTCTCTTAGAAACGGGTTCTACAATCAATCGATCACCGAATAATCCTATTTCTCCCTCTTCTGAGTTCTTACCTGTTATCAAAGAAGATAGGTTTGCAATCTCGGCTACATAAACAGATCCATATTCAGAATTACATGAACCCCAGGCAGAACCTGAATTGTCGGAAAGAGAAATTGTTTTACCTTTTAGCTTTGGCATATTATCAACTGCAATATCCATGCACTCCTCCAGGGCATCCATTAGAATTCCTTTATGGTTAACATCGTTTTCTTTTCCTATAGCTTTATAAGCAGACCAGTATCTAAAAGGAAATTGCTTTCCGTTTAATACCCCGGACTTAAGTTTTTCTGTTACACTTTTAGCAACCTCTGCATCATTGATCTCAGTGAAAATTCCCCTCAGATTTCTTAAAAGAGCCATATGTGGGATTTCAATTTTTTCTAAAATTTCAGTCCAGGTCTTTCCCTCAGATTTTAAATTCTCCCAAGTTCTTTCACTTTCCTCTACCTTTAATGTTCCGGTCTTCATTAGCTCATCAATATCTGGACTAAAAGCATGGGAAATTCTAACTAAATCAATTAGTTTTTTCCCTTTGTATTTGTTTAATTGATACCTGGAATATTCCTGTAATTTTTCAGCCCATGTTCTTTTGATCAAAGAACTTAACTTGTTTTTAGACTTGTTCAAAAACATGAAATAATCGAACTGGTTGGTTAGATCGTCCGGGCGAGAAGCGATTGATTTTCCCACGTTTTTCATATAACCCGGGTTCTTTTCATTAAATTCCGATCTCCCTGGATGCATAGAAGCACGAACAAAAATAACAGAAGGATTTAACCTCATGTAAAACACTGTTCTTAGCTCCGTAGCTAAGTCTAAAGTTCCTTTGAAGTCATAATCTAAGGCACGATCGATTGCGCTCGTAAACACATCTACAGCGGTGGTATTATCCTTAAATAAATCTTTAAGAATTGAATATTCCAGAATAGTGGAATGATTCTTAATAGTCTTGGTTGTGTTTAACCCGTCTCTATAGTATTGAGGCTCTCCAAAGATGGAACTAGCAGCCACAATCTTGAGGGTTTGCAGGGGACTTAATGTGTATGAGTTACCTCCCATAAAGTTCTCCACTATGGTATCTTCGTGCTTTCTCACGCTTGCCATTTCTTTTGATGAGTATTCTGATAATCTAGACATAACTAAGTTTTATTATGGTGATAAAATAAAAAAGGCCTTATCGGTTCTCGATAGGCCTCCATAATACTTTAGTCTAGTATAAAGAAACTTACCGAGAATATTGAGAGGGTGTTTTTTTTTCGTTTGCTTTGAAGTAACACCCAGTCCCGCTTCGGAGAGTATTTTTAAATTTGGTTTTTTGTCCGAGAATTACCAGTTTGGTGGTTGCTGCTTAAGTCAGCGAATCTCCAATCGTATGGTGATTGGATCCCCTAGTTTCAACTAGAAATACCCTATCATTGTAACGAGTCGCTCTTGCGACCAGTGAGTCTTTACCTGATAGGGAAGGATTGACATCTGCTTTTGATGACAATGAGGCCATCAAAATTGCTCTTGATTTATAATTGTTGATGTAACCAAGCCTGCCGCTTCGAATCAAAATTCCAATATTTTAAAGATCTTTGGTTATTATATATCGCAAATATAAAAGGTTTCCTTCATTTTTGAAAAAAAATTAAAGGTTTTTTAATCAGCTAAGCCCGCAGCTTCCAGTTTGTTATAATATTCTGGGTCCTCCGCTAAATGATCTAAAGCTATTTCCTCAGCTTGTTCGGGGTTATTGGTATGCTCCATTTCATATTTTCTGCCCTTTTCGAGTTGTCCACTAAGTAGCTCTAACATTTGCTGTATTGATCCTTCAGAGGTGGAATCTGAGGAATCATCATAAGCATGCATCTTAGCTATGTCCATCAATGTCATTCCAGAAGATTTGCCACCAGGAATTTGCTCGTGATTGTCTTCGTTAATGAAGGATGAATATGTTTTAATTTTTTTCATTATGATAGAGATTCTATTAGAAAGTTTTTTTGCACCATTCCTATTTTTCTTGCAACCTCTTTTCCATTTTCGTAAAAAATAAAAGTAGGAATAGATCTAATCTCAAGCTTTTCTGCTAACTCCGGATTCTCTTCTATATTTATTTTAAAAATCATACCTTCACCTAATTCTTTTTCCGCACTCTCCAATATTGGATTCATAGCCTTACATGGACCACACCACTCTGCAAAAAAATCAACAACACACTTGTTTGATGATTTGATTGTTTCGAAAAAGTTCTCGTTGTCTAGTTTGTTCATTTTTTTTCTGCTTATATTTTGTATAACATATTTATCTTAGAGAATGCCTGATATCTTATCGTCTATAAATCTTGCCATTTTATAGATTTTTAAAACAGTATTTATACTGGTTGGTTGTTCTACCAATTTAAAGCTATCTTCATAGAAGGTATTTTCCTCTAGAAAAATTCCCATTTTTTGATCTTCTATAATATATGATTCTTGATTATTAAAATTCTCTTGCCATCTTATAACATTCTCCAATCGGTTCTCTCCATATGGAAGATGTGCTCCAGGCTTTGAGATTTCCTCTGCATAAGCAACAACCTCTATTAACTGATCAGGAGTTGTTTCTAGTGAATCTATTCCATTAGAAATTTTACATTTATACTTCCCCCAGTCGCAAGATTCTATATAGAAAAAATTCGATCTTGAATATAAGTTTTCTTTCAGATATTCCAGAAGATTCTCGTTTCTATATGTTACAAGGGACCCTTCTTCAAACTCTTGAAATGGAGATATTCTAAATGATATTTTAAACTCTTTAAGCATAAAAACTGGATACTATTTATAGTACTAGTCTATGCTGGATTTTCATCAGATTCTGAGAAAATGTGTTTAAATTTTTCGATTTGAATTTTCGGGAAAAATGATGAAATTATCTGCGAGAAATCCTTTCCTCCCTTTTGATTACTACTATTATCCGATACGATAAAAAAGTCCCCTCCTTTTAATGTGTAGTCAGTAGTTTGTCTGGAAGATATGAAATTACAAATGCTAGATATCTGATCCTTAACTAAGGAGGAAATGTTTGCAAACTCAATAATGGTTTTTACATTTTCAGCCCCATTCTTTCTGAGAATTCCGGAAAGGTCATATTTTATTTTCTCGATATCAAAAGATTGCATAATTGAGCAATCCAAAACTGAATATGAGTATCTACCTGCTGGTGTATATAGGGTTCCCTGTTTTTCTAATTCAAATCCAAGTCTTTTAGCTTCTGCAAAAAGCTCGACAGATATGTAAAGTTCCTGAGTAAGATCAGACTGGGTAAACACATAAACTGGAGAGTCTTCAGCGCTGTTAATTTTTTTAGCCAAATCATCTACTAAGGTCCTAGTAGAAACCTCTTTAACTTGAGATTCTATAGGAAGATTTTGTTTTTCTGCTTCTTCTCTTCCAAGTAGTTGATCTAAAAGACCCTCGTTAAGAATGAATTTTTTATAAGATTTTAGGTTTTCCATCTGATTATATATTTAATCAGCGCAGCAGATCCTTCCACTTTTCAATAAAAATTCCTTGGCTTCCTGATGTAGCCTGGAACATTTCATACTCAGAAAGAACAGTTGGACCTGTTTTTCCTATATTTTTATCATGATGCTCTACTATAGAAGATGAGACTAAACAATGCGGCAAATGATTGATGTGCAGAGTTAATGCATAATCATTGTCCGAAAACCAATGGGTAAATCTTTCATCGAGATCCCCTATAATTTCATAAATATTCCTTCTTTGAAAAATACACCATCCTGAGATGTGTTTTCTTATTTGATGTCCTATGTGGTATCCACTGTTTTCCTGAATACCGTATAGTGGTTGGGTCTTTGGACACATTGGGGAAAAAGAGGGAATTTCAGGATGTCTTTTTGCAAAATTTAAAATTTCAGAAGCCCAATTTTTTTTAAATATTAAATCATTGTTGCACAGACAAACATATTCACTTGATCCTAATTTTCTTCCATAGTTCATGAACTTGTGATACCCATACGGCTTCGGTGGAATAACTGTTTTTGTGTTTGGGTATTGATCCCAGGAAACATTCTCTTGCGATTCTAAAACATAAACATTAAAAAGATCTTTAGCTTTCTCCTCAGATTCAAACAAAGAATCTAAACATTTTTTAGTTTCTTCGTGCAATTCTTCATTTGCAGCGTAACTAAGTATAACTATGTCTATCATTTTTTCTTACTTATTTCATCTATTCCCCTGAGGTCACCAGTTTGACAGTAGTAGAATTCTTTTTTGAATGAAAATGAATTATTTATTTTGATGTTCACCGGAATGAATTGATTCTCTGCTATGATTTTTCTAAAATCTTTTATGTTTATAAATCCGGTCACCTCGATTCTAAAATTAATATTGGGTATGAGATTTAGTACATTGTCTAATGTAAATTCTTCATCGCTCAAGGATTCAAAAGCACTTCTTACTCCCGTGTTTATTCTGCACATGAAAAAATACGTATAAAGTATTGGTTCTTTCTTTCCCCAGTTATGATAAATCCCGTTTGAATCGAACTGTTCTTTTTTTAATTTAAGGAGATCATTTCTACTAGTGTGTGTTTTTATTTGAATATTAAGATCACCGAGG